TGGGCGCAGGCCGAGGGCAAGCTCGACGGCTACCGCGAGGCCGGGGTCACCGAATACGACTACGAGACAGCCGAAGACGCGAAGGTCTCCCGCATCTGCCGTGACCTCGCGGCGGCCGGGCCCTACGACATCGACGACGCGGCCTCGCCGATCCCGCTTCGCGACTCGCATCCGAACTGCCGATGCTCGGTGCGCGCCCGCGTGTAGCGCCGCGCGTCAGCACAGGGGGCGACGCTAGCGGCGCATCCTGAAAAAGTCCCTCCATACGATTCCGCCCGCGCGCTTGCCGGGCCGTCGAATGGAGCAGGATATGACCGAACAGCACGACATCGCCGAGATCCGCAACCTGCCCGAAGCGGAGCTCATCGAACTCCTGCCCGCTGTCGATGCGGACAAGCTGGCAGCGCTGCGTGCTGCCGAGACCGGCGACACCAAGCCGCGCAAGGACGTGCTGGAGGCGATCGACAAGGCCATCGCCGCGCTGCCGCCGTCCGGTCAGCGCACCGACACCGAGGCTGCGGCCGGGAAGCCGCAGACGCCGGCGCAGCGCAAGGCGGCGGAGAAGTCTGCGGCCGCACAGAAGGCAGCGGACAAGGCACGGTCAGGCAGCGTCGCGCCGGCGGCCACCACAGGATCGACCGAGGCTGTCGCATCCGACGCGACGCCCGCCTGGCAGGCCGAAGCCTACGACGGCCCACTGACCATCCCGCAGGCCGAGTGGCGCCGCCACAACATCAAGCCGGTGCGCGAGGCGCGGACGAAGTAATGCGCCGCCAGAAGTCGCTCGCAGTTGCGATCAAGGCCGCCGGCGACCCGTCGGCCGAGCAGATTGCTGCAATCCGCGGCTACACGCTTGCGGATCTGGCGGCCGAACAACTCTACGTCCGGACGTTTGCGGTGGCGCACAACGCCATCGATCGCGACGGCGAGTGCTTCGACGAGGCGCTGCTGGCCGACTACGCCAACACGCTGCCGGGCAAGGGCGTCTTCATCAAGCACCCCACAGGGTGGGATGGCGACTCGGGCCCGGGCAAGGGCCGGTGCTTCGGCGCCCGCCTGGAGCGCATGAGCCATGACGAAGCACGCACCCTGCTGCGTGCGCCGAACCTGCAGTGGGCGCCCGGCAGCGATACCGCAGTGCTGCTGATGGCGGATGCCTACATCGTCCGCACAGCGGGCAATGCCGATCTGCTGCTGGAGATCGACGCCGGCATCGTCAGCGATGTGTCGATTGGCGGCACCGTCAAGGATGCCGAGCGCGTCACCGACGCCGAAGGTCGCGAACTCAACGTCTGGCGCCTCGTCGGCCCGGGCGAAGCCCTGGAATTTTCTTTCGTGTGGCTCGGCGCGCAGCCGGGCGCACGCGCCGTGAAACACGCACACCGCACCGAGGACAACGTGATGCCGACCGAAGAGCAGTACCAGGCCGAGAAGTCGGCACGCACCGCCGCCGAAACCAAGGCGACCAGCCTCCAGACACAGCTCGACGCCGCGCAGCCCTCGCACGACATTCTGCTGGGCCTGCGCAAGGCGCTGGGGGACAACGCCTCGCTGATCGACCGGCCCGATGATCTGGCCGCGTCGGTCAAGGCAGCCGCCGCGTTCCGCGAGGATCTGGTCGAAGCCATCGTCAAGCACGAGCGCCAGCTGGGCCTGTGCGATGACGACGACGAGTCGGTGACCGCCGCCAAGGCGATCTACGCCGGCGATCCGCTCCCCCGCCTGCAGGACCGCGCCAAGCGCCTCGAAGCGCAGGCGACGAAGGGCGGGCGCATGCCGCCGTCCGGCGCGCAGCGCGGCCAGGAGCCGGCGCCCACCGGTGAGTTCGCCGAGAACCCCGCGTTCGGCTGATCGCCGAGCGCCTTCCCTCATTCCGGAGACACCGCAATGCGCCTCAACATCGCCAGCCCCAGCGAACTGGTCAAGTCGATCGGCTTCGCGCACACCGCGGCAACCACCGCGCGCACGCCGCTGGTCATCGGCGGCAAGCTGATGATTCCCGTCAACACGGCGGCGGCGAACGCGCACAACGCTTTCGTCTACGAGACCGAGGTCAACGACGCCACCGCCACCACCGAGGCGTGGGCCGTCAACGACCCGATCTACTACGCCGCCGCCAATGGCGGCGCGCTCACCAAGACCGCCACCAACAACGCGTTCTTCGGCTATGCGCTGCAGCCCAAGGCGTCCGGCGTGCTGGTGAGCCCGCTGGTGGCGTTCAACACCCACTTCACGCCGCCGGCCTGACCGGCGCGCGCACGCACCCTTTTCCCCGGAGATCGATATGTCCGCTGTCGCCAAGTTCCACGCGCTCGCGAGTCTTCCCACGCAGACCGACCAGCAGCGCAAGGCGCTGGCCGAGGCGGTCAACCTCGAGCTGTCGCTGCCGGGCATGTTCCTCGACATGGCCGGTGGCAAGGCCGCCAACGACGCGCGCGTCACCGTGACCAGCGCCGCCGGCGCACGACCGGCGCTGCCGAACCTCGACGCGGTGAAGTCCGCGCTGCGGGTCAAGTACCCAACGCCCACGGACACGCCGCAGAGCAGCAACGTGGCGGCGCGTATCGACCAGTGGTTCCACACGGGCCTGGCCGAGATCGACCTGGCGTGGACAAACCTGTTCCGCCTGGTGGACATGCGCGGCGGCAATCAGGACGCCTTCGAGATCTACACCGGCGAGTTCGCTGTGCAGTTCAAGCAGCGCGCACCGGGCGAGAAGATCGAGATTGCCCGCGTGCCGTCCGAAACCGAGCTCCAGGTCAAGTACGTGACCTACGGCGCGGGCATCGGTGTGCAGGATGACTGGCTGCGCTACAACAAGTGGTGGACGGTGCAGGACGTGGTCACCGGCTTCCGCACGCAGGCGTGGGACCAGAAGGCCGCCAACCACTACGGCCTGTTCACCGGCCTTGGCAGCGGCATCAACTTCAACCACATCGCGGGCGACGACTTCGGCACCGAAACCCTCAACGCCGCGGCAGCATCGATCTATCGCGCGCAGCAGGGCAAGGGCACGGCGGTCAGCGCGTCCACCCCGCTGTGGATCGTCACCAGTCCCGAGAAGGTGGGCTACATCAGCCGCATGCTCGAGGTCACCCGCGGCAGCCTGATCGCCGGCTACCACGGTGGCGAGCCGCTGATCGCGCAGATCGCAGGCGTCATTGCCACCAGCCACGTGGCCGCCAACGATGCCGGCTACTACCTGGTGCTGCCGGGCCGCAAGATCGCCCGCGGTGTGTGGCAGGACCTGCAGACCGAGCAGAACCGCGACATCTACAAGCGCGCCGACGACCTGGTGGGCACGGAGCAATACAACGCGATCGTGGCCGACACGTCGCAGGTCCGCCGCGTTCTGTTCGGCTGACGGGACAGGCGGCCCCGCAAGGGGCCGCCGCAGCCATGGCGGCCAAGGCGACCATTCAGGACATCACCGACGCCGGCTTTCGCCAGGAGCAGTTCGGTACGCCTGACGAACGCGAGAACGACAGCTGGGCGGGCGAGGGCGGTTACCTGGCGCGTGTGCTGGTTCGCGCGTCGGCGTGGGCGGCTGGGCGCTTCGGCGCCGGCTACGCGGATGTGGTGGCGCCGTCCGCGTTGTTCGAGCACCTGCGCTCGGCGGAACTGTGCTGGGTGTCCGCGCAGCTGTGGAAGCGCCGCGCCGGTTTCATTGACAGCAACGCGGCCACCAGCCGCGACGACATGTCCTACCTCAACCGGCGCGAGTACGAAGCGCAGGCCGAGCGCGCGATGGAGTGTGCCGAGTCTTACATCTGTCTCGCCCTGGGCGACCGCACGCCAGGCAGCGCGGTGGTGATGACGCACGTGGTCAGCGGCCCGTTCCTGATGCGGGGTGCACGATGCGGATGACCATCGACGATGGCGGCCTGCGCCGTTGGGGCAGTGATGCCCGCACGCAGATCCCGGCTGCCCGCAAGGCCCTGCTGCGCATGCTTGCCACGCGCCTGGAAGGGCACGCGCTCGACCTGTCCAAGGGCGGCAGCGCGCCTGGCGATTACCCGATCCCCGTCCGCTCCGGCAAGTTCCGCGGGGCATTCGGCATCCGCGTGAGCGATCGCAGCGCGGTTGTCTTCAACGATTCGAACTACGCCCGCGCCATCCACGAGGGCTACCAGCCCTACGGCAATCCGCACGCGCGGCCCATCCCGGCACGCCCGTACTTCAGCGATGCCTTCGACCGGCTGGACCTGGACGAAGCGCATGCCGCGTGGGAGCAGCAGTTCATCAACACCAATGGCTTCACCACGAAGGCGCCGCGTCGATGAGCGCCGCCGTGATCGCCGCGCTGGAGGAAGCACTGAAATCCGATCCCGAGTTCGCGGCCGACATGCGCGCGCTCCAGTTCGGTCGCAGCTCCGAGGCCATCCCCAAGGTGCTGGAAGGCAACCGCCGCTTCGACCAGCTGGGGCAGGAGCACTACCCGTGCTGGCTGATCGAGCCCGGGGATTCGCAGGGCGCCAGCGCCGCGAACGATGGCGGAGACGCGAACGGCCTGGTGCTGAGCAGCACGCAGCAGGACTGGCTGGACGAGATCGATATCAGCCTGGTCTGGCACCAGCAGGAATACCCGCGTGCGCTCGCCCAGCGAAAGGGCATCGTTCCCGCCGTCGTGCGCCTGCTGTTGCGCAACCCCGGTCTGGGCGACGCGTCGCTGATCTACGCCGTGGGCGTGCTCAACGACCGCAGCTACCGCCACCCCACCCACGTGCAGACGCTGACGCTGCGCGCCCACACCACCATCCATCGGGACCCCGACTGATGACCAGCACACCCGCCAAGCCGCCTCGAGCCGGGCGCGCCGTTGCGCTTCCCGTATCGCCGAGCGTCGCCTCCGATGACGCCGGGCGCGCACTCGCGCCTGGTGGCGCGCCGTTCGCTGCTGGGCCGGGCGAAGTGATGGTGCGCGTCGTGCTTCCCGTCGGCGCGCGGCCGGGCCTGCTGCGTGTGGGCGACTACGTGCCCGGCGTGGTCTACGCCGTCACCCCCGAATCTGCCGATCGCCTGAGGGCGCGCGGCTTCCAGACCGCCGCCGACGTCACCGACACCGCCGACTCCGCCACAGCGGACGGTGCCGCCGGCGGCACCACATCGCAGGAGAGCTGAGCATGGGCAAGAACGCCACCGGCGCGCTGACGCGCTTCACTGGTTTCACGCAGTCGGCGTTCGGCGCCGTGCCGGATTCGCCCGCCGGCGAGGTGCTGTATCTCACCGCCCTCAGCTTCGGCGGTGAGCCCAACCTCGAGCCGGACCCCACACTGGGCAGCGGCTACCGCGGCGAGCAGAAGGGCGACGAAGGCCGTTTCGATCCCACCGGCACCGCGTCCGCGATCATCGGCACCAGCATCGGCTTTTGGCTGAAGCACCTGATCGGCCAGCCGGCGACGACCGGCGCTGCAGGCGCCTACACGCACACCTTCGCGGTGGGCGCGGGCGCCAAGGCGATTCCGCCCGCTCTGTTGATCGAGCGCGACTTCGGCAGCCGCATCGACGGCCCGGGCCGCATTGCGCGTGACCAGGACATCCGCATCGGCTCTGCAGCGTTTGCGTTTACCACCGGCAGTCCGCACCAGACCGTGAACTTCAACCTGGTGGGCGCCACCAAGGTGGCATTGCCCGATGAGGCGCTGGACGAGACGCCCGAAGACTACGGCCACAAGGCGTTCGTGCTGGCCGGCCTGACGCTGGTGCTGGATGAAGGCGCCACCGAGGTCTGCATCGAAACCCTGAATATCAACTGGGACAACGATCTCGATACCGACCTGTTCTGCCTCAACAACGGCGGCCAGCGGCACGACCTGCCGGAAGGCCAGGTGCGCATCAGCGGTGATGGGGTGGCGCAGTTCGACACCGCCGCGCTGCTGCTCAAGGCGCAGCAGGACCA